GCTGAAGATCAAAAACCATCTGATCCAATTTCAGAAAACATGGCTATATTTAATATGAAACCAGTTAAGGCATTTATATTCCAAGACCATCAATCTCATATTCAAGCTCACCAAGCAGCTATGCAAGATCCAAAGATTATGGCTTTAATCGGTCAGAACCCACAGGCGCAAGCTATGATGGCAGCCGCACAAGCTCATATAGCAGAACATTTAGGATTTGAATATCGTGCTCAAGTAGAACAACAACTAGGCACACCACTCCCTCCACCTGGTGTAGAACTACCACCAGAAGCAGAAGTTGCACTGTCTCGTTTAGTGGCTCAAGCTGCTCAACAACTATTAGGTAAAAATCAACAAGCAGCCGCTGCAGCGCAAGCTCAACAAACTGCTCAAGACCCAATAGTCCAAATGCAACAACAAGAACTACAACTTAAACAACAAGAGGTTCAAATTAAACAACAACAAGTTCAAATGCAAAATCAATTAGAGCAACAAAGACTTGAGTTGGAAAAAATGAAAATTGAATCTCATGAAAAAATAGCTGGCGCTAATTTAGGAGCTAAGGTTATTACAGATCAACAACAGTTACAGTTTAACCAAGATAAAGAAAAAGCTAATCAAAAAGCTAAAGGTATACAGTTGGGATCTGAATTAATTCATAAAGCTAAAGATCATATACTAAAAGAACAACAGCTACATGTAGGTCATGCACATGAAAAAGAAATGACACAAGTTGAACATCAACATGAAATGGAGCAACTTGCAAAACAACAACAACCTAAGGAGTAATAAATGGATCAAACGCTACAACTATTAGCAACACAAATAGAAGATAGACGCAAACAAATGATCGAAAGTTTAGGAGATGGAGCAGCAAAGGATTATCCATCTTACCAATTGGCTGTAGGGGTTATTCGAGGCTACCTTACAGTACAAGGCTTAATAGCAGACCTCGCAAAAAACATGGAGCAATTTGATGACTGAAAGTAATGTAGTTACATTAAATCAAGGGTTAGTAGGTGCAGATGGCCAACCCTTAGCAGCAATACCAACGATAGAAAACAAAGCACCAGAAGATATTCCTATTGAAGAAAGAGGTTTACAACTTCCAGAACCAAAAGGATTCCGTATTCTATGTGCTATCCCACATGCTGCAGATACTTATGAAAGCGGTATTTTAAAAGCTGGGGATACTAAAAAAGTAGAAGAAGGTGCAACAGTTATTCTATTTGTACTTAAGGTAGGCGACATGGCTTACAAGGATGAAGTAAGATTTCCTACAGGTCCATGGTGTAAAGAAGGTGACTTTATTCTTACACGTGCTTATGCAGGTACTAGATTTAAAATTCACGGAACTGAGTTCCGCATTATCAACGATGATACTGTCGAGGGTGTAGTAATGGACCCACGCGGTTATACACGTGCATAGGAGAAATATATGGCAGAGCAAAGAGATGGAGATATTGTATTTGAAATTCCAGAAGAATTGGAAGATAACCAAACACAAATCGAAGGTAAAGAAGTAGAAGCAAAAGTAAAAGGTAAAGAATTAGATATTGAAATTGAAGATGACACGCCTCCGCAAGATAGAGACCGTGAACCTTTACCTAAAGAAATTGTACAAGAATTAGAAGAAGATGACTTATCTGGTTATTCAGATAGAGTTAAAGAAAGAATGGCTCAACTTAAAAAGGGTTATCACGATGAACGCAGAGTTAAAGAAGCTGCCGAACGTGAAAAAGAAGAAGCTATTAGATTTGCTCAACAAATCGCAGCAGAAAATAAAAAACTTAAATCTACTTTAAGTACAGGCGAAGAAACTTATATTAAAACCATTGCTACCTCGCTAGAACAACATTTAGCTGCGGCTAAACGAGACTACCGTGAGGCATATGATGCGGGCGATACTGATAAAATTATAGATGCTCAACAAAGAATGAACGATGCTCAACTAAGGTTGTCTCAGGTTCAAAATTACGAGCCTAAATTCAAAGAGGCTTTACAAGAGCAAAATAATCAGTTATATATACCACAATCACAGCCACAAGCACCAAAACCAGACGTAAAAGCCCAGAAATGGCAAGCTGAAAACCAATGGTTCGGTACAGATGAGGAAATGACTAGTTTAGCTTTGGGGCTGCATGAAAAACTAGTTAGATCAGGAATTGATCCTACATCTGATAATTATTATAATCGCATTAACCAAACAATGCGCAAACGATTCCCTGAATACTTTGGGGATGACACTTCGCTGGACAACGATACACCTGTTCAACGCACATCAAAACCTTCAACTGTAGTTGCTTCGGCTACGCGTTCAACCGCACCTAAAAAAATCAAAATTACTAAAACTGCTGTCGCTTTAGCGCGGAAGTTAGGTATTACGCCGGAACAATATGCACTTGAAACTTTAAAATTGGAGAGAAATTAAAATGGAACAAAAAAGAATAGATCGTGAATTAGACACTCGTAATGAATTTAAACGAGCAGAAAAATGGCAACCAACAGCATTATTACCAGAACCAAATAAAAAACCAGGGTGGGAATATCGTTGGATTAGAACGAGTCTTTTAAATGTTGCAGATAATATTAATGTCTCCAATAGTATGCGCGAAGGATGGGAACCTGTTAAAGCAAGTGATCACCCAGAAATGAAAGTAATGCCAGACCCTAACTCTAGATTTCCAGATAGTATAGAAATTGGTGGTTTGTTGTTATGTAAGATCCCAGAAGAATTTATCGCACAGCGTAGAGAGTACTATAACAATATGACTAAATCTCAAACGCAAGCTGTTGATAATAACTTCTTAAAAGATAATGATGCNCGTATGCCATTGTTCCAGGACAAAAAGTCTACAGCGTCATTTGGTAAAGGTAGTAAGTAGTAAATTTTATTAAATAAGGAGAAATGATATGTCAGCAGTCGCTGCCCCATATGGTCTTCGTCCAATTAACTTAATTGGTGGTCAGGTTTTTGCGGGTTCTACTCGTTTAATCCCTATCAATTCAGCTTACAACACTAACATTTTTTATGGTGATGTTGTGGCAATTGCGACGAATGGTACCATTGTAAAAGTAACAAACGTAGGAACAAATGCGGATCAATTCCCAGCTGGTGTAGTGGGTGTATTCTTAGGATGTACTTACACAAATCCTAGCTTGAAATACAAATTNAATTCACAATACTGGCCTGCAGGTACAGTTGCATCTGATGCACAAGCTTATATCTGTGATGATCCAGACGCACTATTCCAAATTCAAGCTAACGCTACAGTTGCTCAAACAGCTTTAGGNGGTAATTATGGTNTTGTACAAACAGCAGGTTCAACAANCACAGGTGATTCAGCTATTGCTNTAGACGCTTCAACTGCTGGTACAGGTTCTACAATTGCTTTCAGATTAGTTGATTTTGTAAATNGTCCGTTCTCTACAGTGGGTGATGCATATACAGATTGCATCGTTAAATTTAATTTCGGTCAGCATAGTTACTATAATGCTACTGGTGTGGCTTAAGGAGAATAACACATGGCTATTTCACGCGCTCAGCTATTAAAAGAGCTCTTACCAGGACTTAACGCGCTATTCGGTTTAGAATATAAACGTTACGGTGAAGAGCATAAAGAAATCTACGAAACTGAATCATCAGAACGTAGCTTTGAAGAAGAAACAAAACTTTCTGGTTTCTCAGCAGCACCTGTTAAAAACGAAGGCAATGCTATCGCTTATGACAATGCTCAAGAAGCTTGGACAGCTCGTTACGTACACAACACAATCGCTTTAGGCTTCAGCTTAACTGAAGAAGCAATCGAAGATAACTTGTATGACACTTTATCTGCTCGATATACTAAAGCTCTTGCTCGTGGTATGGCATACTCAAAACAAGTTTTTGCAGCTAACGTATTAAACAACGGCTTTAACACTAACGGTAATTACAACGGTGGTGACGGAGTTTCATTATTTAATACAGCTCACCCACTTGTTTCTGGTGGCACAAACAGCAATACATCATCAACTAATGCTGACTTAAATGAAACTGCTCTTGAAAATGCAGTAATTCAAATTGCAGCTTGGACTGATGAACGTGGTCTCTTGATTGCTGCTAAGCCTCGTAAATTAGTAGTTCCACCTAATTTAATGTTCGTTGCAACTCGTTTGCTTGAAACAGAATTACGTGTTGGTACTGCTGATAACGATATCAATGCACTTAAGAATAATGGTTCAATTCCAGAAGGTTACACAGTTAACCACTTCTTAACAAACAACTTAGCATGGTTCTTAACAACTGATGTGCCTAATGGTATGAAACACTTTGTTCGTACTCCATTAACTACATCTATGGATGGTGACTTCGACACAGGCAATGTTAGATACAAAGCTCGTGAACGTTATTCATTCGGTTGGTCAGATCCTCTCGGTGTCTACGGTTCACAAGGATAATATCCTTGTTCTTGGAAAACCCAGTTTCGGCTGGGTTTTTCTTTGTCTAAAATTCATGATTTTCTTGAGAGATTTTGCATATAAAAAAGAGCATAATTATATACACAAGCTACTTAGCTTGGATTGTATTAAAAACAAGAACGATCATTCTTAAAAGGAGAACACCATGTGGACTAAACCAGCTGCAACAGAAATGAGATTTGGTTTTGAAGTTACTATGTACGTAATGAATAAATAGTGATAATATGTTCGGAACTAAGGGTACTTAGGTACCCTTTTTCTTTTAGGAGATGTCATGCTTATAGAAGATAAAGTAGCTAAGAAAAGACGTAAAAATCTAAAACATAGATATAATTTAACGCCAGAACAGTTTGATAGTATTCTTAAAAAGCAAAAGAACTGTTGTGCTATATGCAAAACCGAAACAAGTTTATGTGTAGATCACTGTCATAATTCTAATAAAATAAGAGGTTTATTATGTATTCCATGTAATATAATGTTAGGACAAGCTAAAGATAATCTTACAACTCTAAAAAACGCCATCAAATACCTCAAAAAATCCCGTTAACTGTTTGCTAACACATATAAATGTAGTATTATTAGTATATCCGGAGAAACCCGGTTTATTAGACTGATCCGGCAGACGCATATAAGACTAATAAGCCTAACTTTATATGAAGGAAAAT